AAGGGGGAGGATACCGCCCTCCACCTCCGGAAGAAGATGCCTCCCCGCTGTGCTTCGTGCAAGAAGTTCATTGGGTTCAATACAGGCATGCACCTGATGATCAGCTCGGACTGGCGCGTCCACATCCACTGCTTCGCTGAGGTGCTGGAACGCCACTATGAGCAGGGTGAGGTCATCGATCTTACCACTGGATCTATCAGAAGGGTCGAAGAGTTTGAGGATTAAGTGCAGTTTTCCTTGCAATTGTCCGTAGGAAAACATATAATAGAAGCATAGGAGAGAGAGATGCCCGAAGACATGGTGAACAGCCCATCCCACTACAACCAGAGCAACATCGAATGCATCGATGCTATCCGCGCCGCCCTAGGCGAGGAAGGCTTCGTACACTACTGCCGAGGTAACTCCATTAAGTACAACTGGAGGGCAGGCCACAAGCTTGACGGCAAACAGGATCTCCAGAAAGCTGCATGGTACAGCCGCATGGCCTCAGGGGATGACCCTCGCTTCAGGGCTTCGGCACCCAACCTTGCACCTGTCCACGGCGTAGAGTGGTCAACCGGTGGGGATGAAAACCTCGTACACTCTTCTCTTAGGCAGGAGAGGCCAGTGATTATCAACACGAAAGAACAAACAGTTAGACAGTTGACACCAAGAGAACAAGCGTCGGGAACTCCTGTGGTACTAGAAGAGAATGAACAACTGTCTATGATGTTCTGCCCCCCCGAATGCGATGACAGGGACTAATGATGTTTGATGACAAGCTTAGCATAGCGAGATGGGATGCCTTCTTCATGGAGATGGCTTTCCTTGTGGCTTCCAAGTCCAAGGATCGATCCATCAAGGTGGGGGCCGTAGCTGTGGGGGAGGGGCACACCGTCTTGTCTCTAGGGTACAACGGGTTCGTCCGGTATGCTGACGACGAGAATGAAGCGCGCCATGAGCGACCTGAGAAGTACTGCTGGACAGCCCACGCTGAGCTGAACGTTATCTGTAACGCAGCACGTAGCGGCACCAAGCTACTGGATGCTGTGCTGTACACTACCTCCCACCCTTGTACTGAGTGCGCCAAGGCTATCGTGCAGGCTGGGTTCAAGGAGGTCATTATTCCTTCCAAAGAAGACGATCCATTCTGGGTGAATGGACGGTGGGGTGAGTACGAAGAAGACTTCAAGAAGGCCCGAGAAGTTATGCACGCAGCACAGGTGAGGATCATAGACCATGTCGTTTGATAGCAAGGGTGTGTGGGTACCCAAGACCCAAGAGGAAGTCGATAGGTTTGTTGCTAACATTGAAGAAGCCACCGCTGCGGAGGCTAGCCCTCAAGCCCAGGCCTACATCGACGCGCTCGCCGCGCGGATTCTAGAGACTTCCAGAGCTACCGTCAAGGGTAACAAGAACTTCGCCTGCTCTGTCTCCAACCTTCTAGAGACAGGGGTAACACCAGTAGACATCGTGATCCCTGTGTACGGTGGCCTCCATGTGCTCAACGAATGTGTAGCGTCAGTACAACAGCGTACGGCGTGGCCACACCGCATCATTCTTGTAGACGACTGCTCACCTGATGAGCGGACGAAGGCGTGGCTCGGTATGTGGCAGGAGGAAAACCCGCAGCACACGGTGCTATTCAATCAGAAGAACCGAGGGTTCGCCGCCACTGTCAACCGAGGTATCGAGGAAGGCGAGAACCCGTACATCTGTGTTCTCAACTCGGACACCGTGGTCACACCTGGGTGGTTGGTCAAGATGGTGCTCGCGCTGAAGGCAGACGAGCGTAACAAGATAGTCAACCCCTGTACCAACAACACAGCAGTCATCAATGTCCCTCTCCAAGAGGGCTACGACTTCAACGATATGAATAGAGCTATCGAGAAGATGTCTCCTCACCTATACCCAGAGATTATGCCGACAGGGTTCTGCTTCATGTTTGAGCGAAGCATCACTGCTGAGATCGGGTTGTTCGATGAGGGGTATGTGTCCTACGGAGAAGAAACTGACTACTGGATGCGCTGCATCACCCGCATCGTAAACGGACAGGTATCAAATTGGAGGGCGGTGCTTGCTGACGACACCTACATCTGGCATGAGCGAGGGACTTCCTTCAGCGTGCTAGGTGACGAGGAGCACATGGGGTACCGGAAGTCAGGGGCCGCTAGATTCCACGCGGCATGGCCTGCCTTCAAAGAGTGGCAGCGCAACTTCGATACAGAGAAGACGTTGAGAACCCTCAGGGCTCCTATCGCCGAGACTATAATATCGAAGGAGACACCACGGTACAAGGTTGCCTTCATCGTATACAGCACCGAGAACTGCGGTGGCATGAAGGTGATCGCTGACATAGTCAACCTCCTCAACGAGACAAACGTAGAGGCGAAGGTTGTACGCATCAAGCGAACCACTGACAGTGAGGATCCTTTGCTCCCCTCGCTGAGGTCGGCCCCTGTTGTATTCACGGAAGGTGTTCAAGACTTCCTATCCAACTTTGGTGATCGGGTATTTAAGGATGGGATCGTGGTGGCAGGTACAGGTGAACTGATGCCTGCGGTAGCTGAACTCACACGCAAGAACGACAACCTCACGTCAGTCCACTTCTCGCAGAGCGACGACGTTTCGATAGCACCTACTAAGGAAATCAGTAAGGCTATCAGGGAGGCAAACAAAGAGGCCGAGTTCACCATCACCAATAGTAAGTGGACGGCCAAGAAGATGGCCAAGTCTCATAAGGTTCACGGTAGCGTGTCGGTAGGGTACGATGACTACATGTTTTACCCTAGAGGCAGGCAGCACGGTGACGAGAGGAAGACGCTTCTCATTACGCTAGGGAACCAAGGGTACCCGTTCAAGGGGCATGATCGGGGCGTGGATATGTGCTGCCACCTCATGCGGCTAGCCAAGGATAACAAGAAAGAGCTGCGAATCCTAGCGGCAGGTGTCAGTTCAGTACCCGGCTTTCCGTTCATAGTAGGACTTGGGCGGCTAGCTCAGACGAAGTTTGCTGACCTCCTAGGGAGAGAGGTAGATGTCTTCTGTGACCCTGCTAGCAACCACAGCTATGGCCTACCCACCCTGGAGGCGATGGCTTCGGGTGCGGTGCCGGTGTGCTGGAACAACAAAGGCATCCTTGAGTACGCCACCAACGACATCGACGCCATCGTCCTCAGCAACAAGACAACCTCTGAGGTAGTAGCCGAGCGCATCTATAACATCCTGTTCAATGAGCCTAAGCGTTTCGCCGCGTTGCGTGAGGCAGCACAGCTCACGTCTAGGAAGTACCACCGTTCGGAATGTTTAGTTGATTGCGTCAAGTTCTTTGAGAAGACACTGGGCCTGATGCCTGATTGTAAGAAGATCGCGGTGATCACCCCCCACCTCCGGAAGTACGGAGGGCCTACTACGATTCTGGATATCGCACATACGCTTCAGGAGCTAGGGCATGACGTGACTCTGTATACGATCTACCCAGACATCAATCCTTCTATTCAAAACCAATGCAAGGTACCCATCCGTGTAGACTGGAGGGATATCCCACCGTGCGACCTCCTGATAACCAACTCCGATAACGAATACAACAAGGAGTTCACGGAGATGGCGCACGTCAAGAAGAAGGTGATGTTGAAGCTGTCACACAACCAGAGGTTCCAGTCCCATGAGACTGATTCACTCAACCTCAAGTGGGACGCCATCGTGACTAGTACCAACTGGTTGAAGAAGGCTTGTGAAAAGGTTACTGAAGGGTGGGAGTACATCACACATAAGAACGCTCGTCGAGTGGGCTGGTACCACTACGCACACGACATGTTCCACCGTCCCTTTGACCAGCGAACGTTCGGTAACCTTGAGAATAAAACTATCGTGGTAGGTACACTGATCCACGCGCACCCTCTCAAGGGTACGAACGAAGCCTTGCAGGCTATGACGGCTCTGGCTCAAAAGTTCCCTGGGAAGCTGTCGTTTGTAGGGGTAGGTGAGGTTCCCACATTCGGTAAGGCTAAGCCGCCGTGGCTCAACTACTTTCAGTCTCCTACTAGGGAAGAAATGGCGCAGGTCATGGCCCAGACAGATATCTGGCTCAACGCTTCTCATACCGAAGGGCTGGGGCGAATGACGCTTGAGGCTATGTCTGCTGGGTGTGCTATCATAGCCACTGACACAGGGGCTGAGTTCCTAAAGGATGGTGATAACTGCGCGCTCGTACCTGTAGGTAGCGTGAATGATCTAACCAAGCAGGCTGAGAGACTCATCTTGAAGTCGCAGCTAAGGCGCGACCTCGTTGCTAGAGGGTACGACACCGCCATTGCTGCAGCTGACCCAACACAGTACAAGAAGAACTGGAAGAAACTCATAGGAGATTTGTTTTGAAGTCAGATGACGTACTGAAGCTCATCGAAGAGAGTTACAAGAATGCGCCTCCTGCTACATTCCCTTCTGTTCAGGCAGCGGTAGACATTGCGGGCGCAGCACTGCGGTACCTGACGGATCAATGCGAGGATGAGGATGAACCCGAAGCTGAGGCTGCTGATTGATGGTGTTAGACTCACCCATATCCCTATCTTCAACAGAGGGACATACGGTGTGTCAACAACGAAACCGTGGTGCTGCGGGTGTAAGGGGTTAGTGTGGCACCCTTGTCCTGTACTGAAGGCAGCGAAGGAGCTAGAAGATGCAAGCGAAGAGAGCAGTTAGCATTAGCACATACAACAGAGGCAAGCACCTCTCTGAGGTTATCGAAGGCGTACTGTCCACAATACCCAACGGTACTGATGTGTTTGTGTGTGACGACGGTTCTACGGATGGCACCGGTAGTGAGGTGGATGAGTTCACCGCCAGCGGAGTCAAGTACTACCGTGGCCCCAACCTAGGTGTGGGTGCCAACAAGAACCGCTGCCTCTACCTCATGCGTGACCACCACTTCAGCTGCATCCTTGAAGATGACCTCGTACCTACCGAGAAGGACTGGTTTGAACAGTACGAGACAGCCTCAGTGGTCATGGACATCCATCACTTCTGCCGCATACAAGACAAGGAGATCCCCGAGACACACCCGACGTTCACTGACTACATGAAGAGCGCTATCAACCTCACCCCTATTTATGCAACCTCCCCCCGAGGCGACCTCACCTTCTTGACTAAGAAGGTCATCACTACAGTGGGGGGCTTCCACCCTGACTTCAAGGGTGTAGGCTACGCGCATGGTGACTGGTCGGCGAGGGTGATCAAGGCGGGGCTGGTGTCCCACCCCCTAGGGTACATGGATATCGCTGAGGCCAGGGACAAGTTCAAGCAGGTAGGAGACACGGAAGGTGGGCGTTGGGATGTTCCCAAGGAAGAGATCGACGCACAGATTGCACGGAACAAGAGGGTAGCCAAGACAGTACGAACGGGTGGTAAGATCTTCTATCCGTTGGAGATCGTCTGATGGCCAACATCCTCCTAGGATGCCGGAAGACCGTGGACAAACACGGTAAGCTTACTGCAACCTATACGGACAGCACCATCAAGGCGCTCAAGGATCTAGGTCACTTGGTGCTGCCGGTGGGAGAAGGTCACGCACACACAGCACTCAAGAACGTAGAGTACATGGAGCACTTCGACCTGTTCCTCGACCTCGACTGCGGGCGCAACAAGGAAGGGAAGCTAGCCTTCCTAGAAGAGCGGGCACCTATCCCCTCAGCAGTGCGGTACGTAGATACTCACGGCCACCCCAGCCTACACAAGAGGCAGGCTCAGTACTACGACCATGTGTTCTTTGCGGTGTGGGACAGGCGTGACATCTTCACCAACCACCCTTCCGTACACTGGTGCCCCAATGCCAGCGACCCCTACTACTTCTACAAAGGTGTCCTACCTGAGCTGCATGAGTCTCGGCCCCATGACATAGGGTTCTTTGGTAGCAAGGGTGGGATCGACCGAGCTGATGTACTGAAGCCTATCGCTCAGCGCCACACATGGACGCTGGACGTACGAGAGATTGGCAAGCACGGGCAGCGCTGGCCCCGCACCTCGGAGGCTATGGCCCGGTGCAAGGTGCTGTTCAACTGTGGTCAGAAGCACGACGGCCCTAACCAAAGAGTGATTGAGTCCATGCTGATGGAGCGCCCGCTGGTCACGGATCGTGACCCCAGGGACGGCATGTCTAAGCTGTTTGAAGAAGGAGAGCACTACCTTGGATACGGATCGGAGGCTGAACTTGCTAACCAGATTGATTGGTGCCTACGAGAACCATACATGGCCGCTTCCATGGCACGGCGTGCCTATACATGTGCTTTTGAGAATCACCAAGTGAAGAACAGGGTAGAACAGATACTGGAGGTGTGTGATGTCAAGTGAACGGTGCGATAGAGGGCTCCCTGAGTTCGGTTTGGAGTGTCTGCGCCCTAAAGGACACTTTAGTCATACTTGTCCTTGCTTCTCCATTTGTAGAGATCCAAAGGATGTCTTCTTTGGTATGGGAATTTACATAGATCATAATAGTAGTGGGATGTTCGACTGTGAGACACGGTTGGTTGATGATGAGTTTCCTGATGACATTATACTGGAGGTGTGTGGTGCCTAAGATTGAAGGGTTGACCCCTACTATTTTGGTGATGAATGACTCGTACTACCTACCCTACGCTCTTGAGGCGCTACGTGGTAGGTTCCATCGGTACGTGATCTATGATGCAGGTAGTGAGGACGGCACCGAGAACATCATTGACTGGTTCACGGAGACAGAGGATGCTGAGTTCTTCGTCCGCAAGCTGCCGTTCGCTGTGCCTGAGATCCAAGGGTGCTACCGCAACTCCATGCTGGTAGAGGCTGAGACAGATTGGACGTTCATGGTGGATGCGGACGAGGTGTATCACCCTGACAGCTTGGACAACATGATCAAGAGGATCACTCCTACTACTGACCGCACTACCATAGGAGTTATGATAGAGAAAACCCTGTACGGGGTAGTTAGGCGCACTGAGATGGCTACGAACCTGCTCCACCGCTATTCAGAAGTACGCACACACCACCGCATGTACCGCCGAGGCGCGTACTTCACAGGCACCCACCCAGGAGAAGTACCTTATCCTAAGCAGACCAAAAACAACGAGTTTCACATGGACGATGTAATGTGCTGGCACTTCCACAACGCTCTACGCTCGACCTTGGAGGGGTCGGTACCTAAGAGGATGGACCGAAAGAGCCAAGGCACGTACCACCCAGGAGAGCTTGAGCCTTTCGATCTGTTGAAAGAACTGCCTATCTTGCGGGAGCCTATCAATAACTTCCCAGTTAGCCCTGACTTGGAGAAGCTACAACATGCCGCTAGTAAGATGTAAGTGCGGTAGGTACACTCAGAACGGGCTTCTCTGCGTGAGCTGTCAGAAGTCCTCGTCCCTGGACGTGGTGTACTATGCCCCGGATGATACCGAAGATGAAGAAGAGCTAGACGAGCTTGGATTCCGGATCATGAACGATCTAGAGGGGTACCCTACTGAGTACGATGGTGAGGAAGAAGACTAGAAGTCTATATTGTACTCGCGTTCTTTCCGATTACCCC